TGTAACTAACTTACTTACTTTATCAGCAAATCTATCAGCTATTTCTTTAAACATTTCAAACGCTTCTGATTCTGTAATTGGTTTGTCTAATAACGTTACTTTTTTACCATTTGAATAGTAAGTATTCCCATAACCTATCGTAGGAACTTTTGCAGAACATAAATATGGTTTAGCACTAAAACCTTCAAATTTTGTTATTAACCGGTAACCTTCTGAATTTAATTTCATTTAGAAAATGTTTTAAAAAGTAAAGTAACTAATGCAGCAGTAAAAGCAGCTATAACAAATTTAGCCTGTCTAACATAAACTTTCATTTCGTTATCATTATCTTCAAGTTCAGTTACTCTATTATCAATATCTGATACTTTCCAAACTAAACCCTTAAAATCGTTTAAAGCAGAACCTATTAAAGCTATTTTAATTTCTTTTATATCAGCAGAACGAATTTCACTATCTTGTTTTAATAGTTTTAAGTGTTGTTCTATTCTGTCTAATCTTTCACTTTCTAAATTAGTCATTTTTAAATTTATTAGGTTGCGATAAATATAATTTTACTGCACCAAGTGTTATTACTAATATCTTAAATATAGTTCCTACGTATTCAGGTAATCCTACTTGACTAATTAAATCAACGAGCAAATGTGTCGTTTGGTCAAGTATCCCCAAAACGATTAAAATAATCGGCAGTAAATGCTCTTTAATTTGCTTCATAGATTTCCTCTTCTACAATTTCATAATTTCCGTGTGCTATTGCTTCCGCTTCGTTTAGCGTTTCAATATATCCATTCTCTAAAATCATTCTATATTTTATCATTATCTCGGTGTTGTAAAAGTTTGAGAAATTGCTGAGTAATCCATATACATTGTTCTTGAAGTCAATCCTGCTGATTTTTGAATTATTGAATCAAATGAATAACCAATAACAGGTAAAGGAATGTTTGTTGTGTGAGTAGCTACTAAAACTCCATCAATATAAAAACCAACGCTTGAAGCGTCTGCATTTATAATTATTTTCAATTTATACCATTGATTTGCCGTGACAGGAATTGATGTTATAGTTGCAGTTCTTGTCAAAGACCTTACCGTATAGCATTTCCAATTTGGCGATGCAGTTGGTAACATACCCCCTTCGTCGTAATAAAAGAATATTGCATTTGAAGGATTTGCGTAATTTGAAAAATTCATTAAACCATTAAAAACCGCAAATCTTTCAACTGAAGTTGATAAAGTAGGTATCATTATTGAAGTTTCAATAATTATTTGACCATTTGCAATTCCTATTGCATTATTAGCAAGTCCTGTTCCTGAAGACCCTGTAATGGTCGTTCCTGTTGAAGCGTTAGCAAAACCAATTTTATTGCCTGTTATAAAATTTGATATTGTAGTACCTGCTCCTGTTCCGCTTGACCTTGATTGCCATCCATCAACAAATAATGCAGATATATAATCAGTTGAAGCCTCCCAACCGTTACTAATACGTGTAAACAAATCAGCGTTTTGTGGTGTAAATCCTAAAGCATTTTGCTTATTATTAAATGTATTCCAATCGGTAGACGATAAAGCTCCACGATTTGCAGCCGAAGCCGTTGGAAGATTAAAGGTGTGCGTTGCAGTTGCTGAACTTATAGCAAAATCCGTCCCGCTTGTGCCTGTTGCAAATGATTGTACTTGTGCAGTCAATCCGTTTAGCGCAGTCAATCCTGTCGAAAATGTTGTAATGACTTCGCAAAGGTGTCCGTTTTCAGTATGTAGCTTAATTGTACGGCCCGAATTGTTTACATATATTCTTACCGCCAACCTATCGGTTAAAGCTAACGTTGTTTGTGGGACAGGTAATGCACTAAGATAAAGATGTGTTGCCGTTCCGTTTGTAATGCCTTCGGGATTTGCTGAATTTGACGCTATCAAAGATAAAGTCGTTCCATCCCATTTGTATAACTCAAGGTAAAATGAAGGATTACCGCCATTACTTGACGAACTAAAATAGGTTTCAAAGTTCCAATTACCCGCAGGAATTTCCAATAAATTAGGAACGCCAGCGTCAGTTATAAATGATTGAATATATCCGTTAGAACTTATTGTAAAATCAGTCCCCGCCCCTAATATCGGAGTTCTGTCCATCTCTCTAAATGCAACACCACCAAAAGTGCCTTGCGAAACTGAGCCGTTTAAATAAAAAGTCAAAGACGAACCTCCACCTGTTGAAGTTGGGAAGTTAGCAAGTGAGCCATCGCCTCGCACATATTGACTAACAGTACCTGCGCCTGTAACTTCTAAAGTTCCTGCGCTTGTGATTGGACTATTTGCTACGCTAAACGCTGAGGGCATTGTCAAACCTACCGAAGTGACTCCCGCATCAGGAATAGTCGGCTTGTTTAAAATTTGATTATTGCCACTGGTTGCGTTCCAATCCGAAGGTTGAGCGACAAGTGGATTGCCCGCGCCTAAATTTGTCCAGTAAGTAGTTGACGTTGGAAGTATCGAGTCATTATTTGCAATACATCGGTAAACGTTTCCGAGATACCAAACCACGTCGCCAATCACATAAGGGTTATTAGTTGCCGTTAAGTGATCGGTTGTAAATGGCAAAGCAACAAGTAAACTCGCTGGCACATCGGCAGCCGTTATAAACGGGTTAACCCCATCGCTTCCGTCGTTTGTTAAATCGCTTGTTAAAGTCGGAATGCTCGGCTTGTTTTTTATGTAGTCGGGAGCTTGGTCGTCGTTTTGATCCCAATCCGATTGCACCTGCTCGCCAATTATTCGGTTGATATTTACAACGTAGTTATTTGGATTCGCTACGATGTCAACCACATCGACCGCAGCTTGTACATTTATGTCGATTGTCTCAACTACAACGGCTGCATTTACGACGATGTCGTTGATCGTGTCTTGTACTATTATATTTACATTGTCCGCCATAGTTTTATCGTGTGATGTCGTCGGTTACTGTAAAGAGTCCACTTATCCAAGTATCAACCTCGCCACTCGCTTGAGTGATTTGAATATCATATTTGTAGGTGCAAGCCTGTATATTTATGATTTGCTCATCAATACAAAACTCGCCATTTGTAGCGTCAAAAATAGTGATTGGCACCTCAAGCGCAACAACACCGCCTGCCTCTTTACGCAATTGCATTTTGACATCGCCATCAGTTAGGTCAAGTGGTGCCTCGTTAACGTTTATTTGGAAGTCCGTTTGTTTGAACGTGTCCCCTCTTTTGGTCGTGAAATTTAATGTCGATGCCATTTTTTAAAAATAGTTTTAATTTTTTGATGTTTTCCTCAGTTCGTTTGTCTACTTTTCTCATATTTAGTATGGTCGATCAAGCCACCATTTGCCACAAATTAAACGTGAACGCAAAGGGTTGACGATATTATTGGAATTGCTTACATACTCAGGCAAATGGAACTTATTAAGCCAGCGTAACATTCGATCTTGATACATCTCCGACTTCAATCGCATATTATTTACCAAATAGTCCACCTCGGTTTTATCAATCGCCACTGAGTTGTCGGGTTGCGATTTAAATATACCGTTATTGTTTACTTTATACGCCCCGATTAAAAGGTACTCAACTGCGCTTGCAGCGATTAAAAAAGGTTTAATGTAATCTTCGTATAAAATCAAGTAATCGTCCACCAAATCTTCGTTATCGAAGTCCTCGCAAATTTTATCGTACAAAGTTTCGCCTAAGATCTCTTCGAGCCTTGTCCTTTGGGCATCGGCTATGCAGGGTATATATAAATCTACGTCCAAATTTCCCCCAAGTAGGGTGTTTTTTGTGAGTTCGTTTTCTTTAAGTAGTATAATAGTTGCCATTATTGACGATAGTTTGGAGTTAATGACCAAAAATTGTTTGACTCTGACGCGGTTTGTGCAACCTCAGGCTCATTCTCTTGCCATCTCGCCATTGGTCGGTCGGCTGGATCGAGTTCTAAAATCATTTTTCGTGCCTCGTTTACGCTTATTTGTTTGTTATTTCGACGTAAATATATTTTTCTCATCCAAAAATGATTGCAATTTACGCCTCCTTTATAAAGCCAAATGCTATAATCGTCTGCGCCTTGAGGCCCAAATCCTTTATTCACGCCTTTTGATCCCGCAAGAGTGATGTCCTCTTTGCGATAGGTACGCCCCGCACTTACCATTTTTTGGCAAAAATCACGCTCGGCACCTAAACGGCCCTCGTATGAATAGCGAATTTTAAAAAGCATTGTGTCTTGTTCGCTCGTTACGTTTGGGAAACTTGCAAATGATTTGGCTAAATTCAAAGTTATTTCGTTAATCTCTAAATCGCCTCTCACTGGTATAGCGTCAACCTCAATCCACTCGTCCTCGTCTACAATTTCGCCCATCTCGATAAGCGCGTCTGCAACTTCCGACAATCCGTTGTCGTCTTTTGAACAACAAACGTGTTGACTTAATTGTGTAACCACTTCGGTTGGAGCTTCAACAATTACTTGCTCCTCACTTCTTAAACTCTCAAATTGTAAGTCCAAAGTGATGCCGTTCACGGCAAAAATCTCCATCAATCCGTCGAGTATAATTTCTTGCTTTGGTCTAATTACGTTAATCATTAACTCCTCAAATCCCACTTTAATTTCCTCAGCGTTTGAGCTAAATCCGCTCGACTCTTTTACCCCTACGAGCATTGGCGATGTAAGTTTGTGAGCCGTGCAAAGTTGTTGTCTTGCCTCAGCACTTAAATACTGATATTGCTGGTGCGCGTCGCTAACTTCCAAGGCTGAGATTGTAATCTCGGAGTCTTTGTTGTCGTTCCAATTCAAAAAGAATGCGCCCGC